AGAGACAGATCAAAACTCTGCAAAAGAAGTTAGCTCTCGTCGTGGGAGAACAGAAAAGGAAACTTTCAACAGGCAAGTTCGGCGGCACCACAGGAAACGACTTGAAGGCGACGACAAGTACGACGAGTGGGCCAGAAGCATCCGTTCAGGAAGATCGATCATCAATGCGTTCAGGAAGGAAGAACGACTCATTGCCGCATGGCAAGGCAAAAAGAACTGCCCAACCTGCGGAAGTGGGGCTGTCTGCTATGGAATTAGTTCCAAACAAATCCTTCTTGTTTCCGGATGGTCGGCCGAGGCGAAAAGCATCTTCTGTTACAGGTGTGAAAACTATCACGACGGTCCAGGGTCGCAAGGGTACTACACTCATTCGTAGATCCTCAGCGAAGTCTGTGCGAGAAATCGCAATACAGACGAGCGAAAATAGTGCTAGTGGTGAAACTGATAAGCCAACTCAGCGCGAACTGCCAAATTCCGCCAATAAGAGTTTGGTAGCAACTCAGTCTAAGGGTCCCACAAAATCCGATGATAGACCCACTTTCGAAGCAGAGTTTGTTTCAACTAAGAAGCCAAAGTTGAAAACGGCAGAAAAACATGTTTTGCGGCGCTGCAAGAAAGTGGAGATTGAGGAAGATTGTTTCTATTGGCTGCTCGATGAGTTTGCATTTGTTCCTAGAACAAACGTGACACTCAGGGATATGAAGGTAAAACTCACCAAGTATCTCAATAAGTTTGACATGCGTTCGTACACAACGAAACAACGCTATCAAATGACAATTGATGTAGTTGGTTTGGCTATGCTAGTCCCAAAAGAAGAGCAAGCTGTTAGACAGTCTCTTAAGGACGCTAAGGTTTTGGAAGATATGCACAAACAAAACCTTCTTATCGAGGAAGGAACGGTAGGAGCGACAAGAACACTTTCATCTGGGTTCTTGCGCAAAGAATACCGCCTCGATAAAGGCTGAAAAGCCCACATCGTGCCTGCTGTCTGTGTCAAAGGAAGGCAAACTGAACATCCAGTTTTACCAGGCAGTAAGGTTAGCATCCGCGAGGATGGGTGTGCAAGTAAGAGACAAACAACTAAGCTATTTGATTATTCTCCACCTTTAATCAATAGTATTGTTTGGACTCACAAGTGCTGTGTATGTAATG